AGGACCTTGGCCTTTGCCTTTTTCCCAATCAATGTGTTCGTCAAGAAGTTTACCTAGTTGATCAAGTTGTTCTTGATCATACTTTTTAAAGATATCGTCATACACAGCCTCCGATGCCCAACCATAGTATTTTGGATCATGAAAGGGTTTAACCTGTGTGATTACTTCACCGATGTTATGACGAATCAAATCACCGTTAACGCAATAGTCAGCGGCGATGTTATAAATTTGTGGTTCACGGTCATCTCTACGTGTAAAGTGATCATATACACAGTGTAGGATTTCGTGACCAAATAAAAATTCAGTTTGTTTTTGTGATAGTGAGTTTACAAAATTTTCATTGTAATAGAAGTTACGTCCGTCTGTTGCGGCAGTTGCACACCAGTCAGTAGCATCAATAATTTTAAGACGTGTAGCCAAGTTACCAAAGAATGGCTGACGAATAAGCAGAGCAATACGTGCCGTTGTTAAACGTTCAAGTACTTTTTTACCATCGACAGAAGGATCTTTTTCATAGATCTTACCATCCATCATTGTTTGTTCTACTGCTGTTGTTTCTTGTGACATCTGTTAACTCCTATCTAACTATACTTATAGTATAGCATCATTACGGGTTTTGTCAACTAAAATTGTGCTAAAAATGCCTGTTGCATCTTCATTTTGGCATCTTTATATGAAACTGACTCTACTAGATCTAGTGGTTTATATTCACCCGGTTGAAATACATGTTGTATTGCAGAACTAGGTAATTTACTAGTTTTTAATCCGTCGCCGGCATCTGTTACATAAGGAATTAAGTCTTCTTTGGAAATAACTGCTACTGCATCTTTGTCACAGATCAATAAAAATTGTGCATAGTTTTCTGGAAGTGTTCTTCCAGCACTAGATCCGCGACTGTTCATTAGTTGAAGATCAGCAATATGTTTTCGTGGAAGTTTCTTTTTCTCGGTAAAAAGACACCCTTCTGTGTATTTCATTTCGATAGTAACTCCGAAAGGACCAATATGATCTACACCTTCTTGATTTACGTATTGTAAATCTTGATTGCTAAAAAGTTCTAGTGAACGTTCTAGTAAATCGCTTTTATCAAAACGCAATTTACGTTCATTTAATTCATCACCAATTGCGTCTACAAGTGTAACGTACTTGTTCCAATCTACATTATTGGCTAGCCAATTTGCTAGTTCTACAGTTTGCATCTTTTTCTCCTAATACAACTGTATATATTATAGCAAACTTTTTATTGAAGGTCAAGTGGTTTATGTAAGAAGTGAGGGGATCCGAAGACCCCCTCTATAGTTAGTTAGGACGCCATTGCGGCCTGAACATACTTTCCATACTTGTCATGGAAACGATCAAAGTTCTTCAAGTCTTGTGGACTGAACGGAAGTTTGTAAGTGGAAATTGCAACCCTTACACCCATCACTACAAGTTCAGTTTCAAAATTATCCATCATAAATCCAAAGAAGTTGTCTGCCATAGCATTCCAACCTTTTTCTTTACGTTTGAACGCTTCCTGAAGTTCGTAGCACATAGACACAGTCAATGAGTACATAGCACTAATGTCTGTTGCCTCCATGCTCTTTACTTTGCCAGAAAGTATGTCTGTAGGATTTGGCAATTTACTAGCAACCTTACGGTGTGCCGCAAATTTTACTGCCAAGCCTTCTCCGACTGCACCTGCCACGAGGTCTGTCAACGTGTTTTCAGGCAGATCGTCATCGAGAAGTTCGCTCACAAAACTCCAACTACGTGGAGTAGCAAATGCACGTGAACTGCTCTTAGGATCAAAATCATAAAGATCTTGTTTTGCGAAAGAACAGTAACCCACTACATCTGAGTGAATCTTGTTTTCAGTTGCCCACTGCAACCAATCTTCAAAGTCAACACGCATTTCCAAATGTAGGAAACGGTTGGACAATGGAGCAGGCATTCTGTATGTAACGCCTTTATCTGTTTCACGGTTACCAGCGGCAACAATCATTACGTTGTCTGGTAGTTTGTATGCACCAACCCTACGGTTAAGTACGAGTTGATATGCCGCCGCTTGTACAGCCGGCGATGCTGAGTTCATTTCGTCCATAAACAGAACGATATGTTTATATTTCTTTGCTAATTTTTCATCTGGCAATTCAACAGGCGGTGCCCATTTCATTGTGTTATCGTTTGCCGCATAGTATGGCATACCCTTAATATCTGTAGGATCCCATAGTGACAAACGAATGTCGATCAATAAAGAGTTTTCAAAACTATTTGTAATTTGACCAACGATATCTGATTTACCAATACCTGGAGGTCCCCATAAAAATACAGGACGACCTTTTAGCATTGCATGACGCAATGCAGTTTTTGCTTCATTTGGAGTAACTGTACGTGACTCTGTTGCTTGTGTTGACATTTTTTACCTCTCTTGTTTAACTAACTATAACTATATAATACACTCTTACAGGATTTTGTCAACTGCTTTTTTGATTATTTTGGAAAAAAACTGTCCAAAATGAACTAGTCTTCTAGTTCTTTTGCCATAGCACGAGCAAGACCGTACTGTTTGATATCACCCGCAAACATCATAAGTTGTAGTGCCATTTTTTCACTTAGCACATAGATGCGTTTTTTAGTAACATAGTATGGTGTATCAATAAATTGATCTAAGTATAAGAATACTTGTGGTGTAAATTGTATATCGTTTGGAAATTGTATTTCGTGAACTTTTAAGTCTGCTTGATTAACAACAAACTCAAATCCTTCTTTGGTTAAACGTAGTCCGCTATCGCCCTTTTCACGAATGTTCTGCCATAACAGCATATGATATTTCTTAAGGCTTTCTTCGCTAGTGTCTTTTTCAGCCGCGATTAAGAATGTTTTAGTGTAGGCGGTCTTTTTGTCCATTACAGGATTTTTCCGTTAGTTAATTCTACTACTTTGAACTCGTCTGTTTGAAACAACTTGTTAAGTTTTTTTGCTAGATTATGAGCATGACCTGGATTACTAAAACTTACCTTCTTGTATTTAGGTCCTGGAGTAGGACTTACTGCACTACTGCTTTTTAAATTAAAAGGTTTGCCTTGATAAAATACTGCCCAGATAGCCTCTGCGGCCAGAACTTCTTCACTTCTAAATGTATTTTTATCGGTGTACTTTAAAAGTACTTTTGGTTTAGGTCTACTCATATACGTAATTTCCTTATTAACTACGTATATATTTATCCTTTTTTACTAAAGTTTACCACCGTCCATTTGTATGGTTACTTCAGGCTCAACAGATTGTTGTGAATCCTGTAGTTCAACTAGGCGTGTCATAACCATGCTAATACTATCTGCAAGGTCTCTGTACTGTTTTGCATCAAGTTTAAGTTCTTTAGCAGATGTACGTTGTGCTACCTTAACAGATTGCAAGAAGTTTTCAATAGCGATAGTATTAAGAGGATTTCGAGACACGTGCCAATGTTTCCTTCATTTCTAAGTCTGTTGTAAATGGTCCTTCAAACCCATAACGTTGTAGTGTTATAAGTTTAGGACAGAATGATTTAACCCAACCTTTGTCAAATTTAATACAGTAATATCCTGCACAGTAAAGGCTTTTTGATTTTTTGCTTTTACTAAACAGTGGTAAGCCTTTTTTAACATCATACAAAGGATTAAAAGGCTTTGTGCTTGTTGGGTAATTATATACCTCGTGCTTCTGTTCTTGCTTTTCAATCTTTTGTTTAACCTGTTCAAAGAAGTTATCGCCGAAGGTTTGATGTATTTCGTCGATTGTGTCAAACTTAATTTTTTCTAGTTTTGTAACTAGATAGTAACAGTTAGTATCTTTTTGTAGTGTACCAACTTTTCTACCTCTGTCCTGTACAATCCAAAACTTATTAGGCACTAACTGCTTGGCTAATAGTTGTTGCATGTTTTCCTCCGTATCTTGCGTTTAAAGGTTCAGCGAATGACTGAGCCTGTTCTGTTATTTTGTTTAGTTCGTATGAACCAGCAAACTGTACTAGTCGCACACCAACTTGTTTAATATCCTTTGCACCATCAATTGCTTCAGCAATAGTTGTAGCAATTAACGTTTTAATATCATCAGGTTGTGCTGTTAGGTCACAAAGTGTAACGTTACGAGTATAGTCGTCTAGTACACGATGTTCTTCTCCTAAATGATCTGTCCAACGTTGTAGCATAAGATTATTCCAGTTATAACCTTTAGCATCTTTATCATCATATGCTTCTAGCAAACCGACTTTGTTCTTAGTGCCTTTTTTACGAACACCTGGATATGCACTAAACACATTATCACTAGTATCACCACGCATACATTTTTCAAATAGTAACCATTGTGGGTCAGGTGCAGGCTTTGCTTGTTTTGTTTTCTTGTCGATTACATGTTGACCTTTTTCATCAAAGTAACCTTCGTGTGTAATGGTTGTCTTCATAACACCATTATACTGTTTAACATTAGGTGCAATAAGTTGTGCAAAGTCACCGTCAGTTGAAATAATAACATGATTGTCATTAGGGTGTGCTTGGATCCAACCTGCAATCAAATCATCTGCTTCAAGTTGTTTGTGTTGTAATACAGTACAATTTGTTTTGTTACGAATAAATCCTGTAAACTCATCAAACGTTTCCCAGAATACTTGTTCTTCTTCTTGTTGTGAAGGAGTAAGTGCATCACGAGTTTCTTGTCTATTACGTTTATATGGCTCGTAATAGTCTTTGCGCCAACTACGTCCTTCCAAGCAGAATACTACGTGACTGCCATCGAAGTCTTTCCATGCTTTTCTAATGCTTTGAAATGTAGTATGTAGTGCCATACCGATCTTAATATCAGCATCTCCTCTTACTGCATGTCTAGCACGAAAAAATGTGTTTGCTGTATCTACAAGAATATAAGTCATTATTTCCTCATCAAATATTTCATTTTATACCATTTAGCAAAGTCGGGATTGTATACCATAGTTTCATGTACCTGCTTTGCACTTAATTGATCACTTCGAATACAATCAGCAAGTACTTGGTAGTCTTCTTTTTTATATCTACTTTGCTTTTTTATAATTGTTTTTGTCATTAGTATCCTACTGTTTTGAGTTGAATTGCTTTATCTAAATCCTCTAGCGGAGCAAAGCCATGATCAAATAGATCAAATGCTACACTTACTCTTTTGTTATCTTGCATGTGTTCTGGTACACTGTGTAATACATAACTAGGAAAGAATGTAAGTCCACCTTTAACATTTTCAAATCCTACTTTAACTTGTTCATCTACAGGACAATAGTATACAGTCTGAGTGTCATAGTTGTCAAAGTGTATATTACCACTTAGGTAAGAAAAGTTTTGAGCACCATGACCATGTTGTGTAATAGGTTGTCCTTTGTGTACTACATTCGCCCAACTAAACATATACAAATTTCTAACAGTTGTGCTATTAGAGTTCATGTATTCTATATACTGTTCTCTAATCCAGTTTAACAAATTCATAAACTGTGGAATATTCTGTGTAATTTGAAAAAGATTGTATGCACTATACTGAGCAGTAAGACTGTTTTCACCTAGTCCTGTGCCACCATCGTCACCGCCACCATCTTT